CCGCGCCGTGATGATCGTCGACGACGGCGACCGCACCGAGCTCGTGCGCATCCCACCCCGCCGGTTCCGCATCGTGTCGGACGGCCTGGACCGGGTCAAGGCTGTGCGCATCACCACCGGTGACGGGCAGGTCAAGGACATGGACCCCGCCGGGTTCCTCCTCGACGTCGGCTACTCCCAGTCGAACGGTAAGGGCCTGTCCCCCATCACGACGCTGGCGGCCCTGCTGCGTGAGGCCGCCGAGGCCGTCGAGTACCGGCGCGCCGTCATGCGCAACACCGCACGCCACACCGGGTGGATAAGCCGGCCCACCGAGTGGCCGAACCGGGACGCCCGGCAGAACTTCCTGGAGTCGATGCGGGCGTTCCGCTCCGGTGGTGGCCGCGAAGGCGGCGACCTCCTCCTCGACGAGGGCATGGAGTGGCACGACCGCTCCTACAAGCCCACTGACATCGACGACCTGGACGCCCGCACCCTGACCAACATCGAGGTTGCGGGCGCCTACCACATCGCCCCCGAGCTGCTCGGTGACCGTCAGGGCAATTATTCCAACATGGAGTCGATGAGGGAGTCCTTGTACCGGGACAACCTTGGACCCTACATCCGGGCGTGGGAGGAGATGTGCGCCCCGCTGGCTGACCGGCTCAGTGACGGGCGGCCGCTGTACATCGAGGCGCACCTTGACGCGAAACTGCGCGGGTCCTTCGAGGAGGCCGCGTCCGTGCTCCAGACGTCCACGGGCGCCCCGTGGATGACTCGCAACGAGGCTCGGGCGCGCCTGAACCTGCCGGCCATTGACGGTGGGGACGACCTCATTACCCCGCTGAACGTGCTGGTGGGTGGCCAGGCGTCCCCGACGGACTCCGGCAGCCAGAACGAGGGACAGGACACTGACGCCCCTAAGGCGGCCGCCGGCGTTCAGGTGAAGTCAGCGGACCTTGAGGGTGACTGGCCCACCAGGGCCGAGGACGCCCTCAGACGGCACTACAGCCGTCAGGAGCGGGCCGTCATGTCCGCTCTCGGCGCGAAGGCCGACGGCTGGTGGGACCAGCCCCGGTGGGACCGGGAGCTCGCTGAGGACCTGTACCGGCTCGCCTCTGCGTGCGTCGATGAGATGGGCCGTGAGGCGTGCACCCGCCTCGGGTTCAACCCCGATGAGGACTGGGACCTGCCGCGCACGCAGGCGTACCTCCAGGCGGTCACGAAGGCCCGCGCCCGGTGGGTGAACGAGGCGACCCGCCGGCAGATCGAGGCCGTCCTGGCTGAGGCCGGCACGGAGGGCGTGCCCACCGTGTTCGACCGTGCCCGCTCCCAGCGGGCCGCCGCGGGGGCCGCCGCGTTCGTCGCTGCCATGGGGTCTTTCGCGACGGTCGAGGCCAGCAAGCAGGCCGCCCCCGGCCGGTGCACCAAGACCTGGATCACGGGCCGTAACCCTCGGCCTACGCACCTGGCGATGAACGGGGAGACAACGCCCGCGTGGACGGACTTCTCCAACGGCCTGTCCTGGCCCGGTGACCCGGCCATGGGGCCGGATGAGTCGGCCGGCTGCAACTGCACCGTTTCCGTAGAGATCACGCACTAAGGAGGGCTCCTCGTGGAGTTCAAGACGACCGGCACCCTGAGCCGGAAGACAGACGGCGACGGCGACCACGCCGGGTTCGTCGGGTACGCGTCCACGTGGACGAGGGACCCCGACTCCTACGGCGACGTCGTCGCCAAGGGCGCGTTCACCCGCACCCTCAAGGAGTGGAGCGAGAAGGGCCTGCCCATCCCCGTCCTGTGGGGGCACCGCCTCGATGACCCGAAGTACTTCATCGGCGCGGTCAAGACGGCCAAGGAGGACGACCACGGCCTGAAGGTCGACGTCGAGCTCGACGCCGACTCCCCCACCGCCGAGCACGTGCGCCGCCTCCTGAAGAGCGGAGCCGTCGCACAGATGAGTTTCGCGTTCGATGTGCGCGACTCCGGCGACATCGAGCTCGACGACGGCCGCAAGGCCCGCGAACTGCGGGACCTGCGCCTCTACGAGGTGTCGGTCGTGCCCATCGGTGCGAATCAGGACACGTCCATCGAGACCGTCAAGGCCCCCGCCGATGGGGGTCTCACCAGCGAGGAGGTCGCCCAGGTACGGGCTCTCCTCGCCTCCCAGACCGCCCCCGAGGAGGGGGAAGCCGGCAGCAACACCGACGACGACGCCGAGGCCCCTGAGGGGCAAGACGAAGACCCGGTGAAGGCCGCCGCGCGACTCAACACCCAAATCGCAGTCCTCTTCATTGAGGGAGAAAGGAGCGCTGCATGAGCACGCTCATGGAGGCGCGCGCGGTGGCCCTGAAGGCCGCCATGGACGCCCAGAACGCTATGAACGCCGCCGGTGACCAGGTCACCTACGAGATGTGCAAGGAGGTGGAGAAGCGCGTCAACGAGGTCAAGGAGATCGACGACCGTATCGCCGCCTCCAAGAGCGCACGCGACATGATCGCGTCCCTCGGCAGCATCCCGGAGGACAACACCTACCAGCCGGGCGAGGAGTCCGGCATGAAGGCCGGCACCTTCGGTGAGCGCTACGTGCGCTCCTCCACCTACAGCGAGTGGGCCAAGGCCCACCCCTCCGGCCTCGGTGAGGGCTCCAACCTGGCCCTTCCCGGCGTGAAGATCGGGGACCTCGAGGAGCTCCTCATCTCCCGTAAGGCCAACGGGCAGGTGCTCGCGACCCCGGTCGCGCACATCGCCCCGACCCGCTACCCGATGGTTGACATGGTCGACCGCCGGCCCCTGACTCTCCTCGACGTCATCGGGCACGGTCAGATGGCGAACGCCTTCGAGTACGTTCAGGTGACTGGCGTCACGAATAACGCCGCCATCGTCAAGGAGAACACGCAGGACACCGACCCGCTGAAGCCGACGTCGGACATGACGACCGCTCTCGCCGACTGCAAGCCCTACACCTTCGCAGACGGCTACGAGGTCACCAACCAGCTGCTCTCCGACGCCCCGGCGTTCGCCGCCTACATGAACACCGCGGTCCGCTACAACCTGGACACGGTCATCGAGGACAAGGTCCTCAACGGCACCGGCACCGAGGAGCCCAAGGGCATCCTCAAGACCACCGGCGTGCAGGAGAAGACCTACACGGCCGGGGCCGACGCCATGGACCTGGCGAAGGCCGTGCGCGGGGGCCGCACCAAGATCACGAACGTTGGTGGCGTCGCTACCGCCGTGATCCTCCACCCCGAGGACGTCGAGGCCCTCGACCTCATGCAGGACGCTGACAAGCGCTTCTACGGGCTCGGCCCGTGGGGTATCGGTCCGCGCACCCTGTGGGGCGCCCCCGTCGTCGAGTCCTCCAAGATCACCAAGGGGCAGGCGCTCATGGGTGACTTCAACCAGGTCCAGCTCCTCGACCGTGAGGGCCTGTCCGTTGTCGCCTTCAACCAGCACAAGGACTACGCGGCCCGTAACCGCGTCTACGTGCGTGCCGAGCTCCGTGCCGGCCTGGTCATCTGGCGCCCGAACCGCCTGGTCCTGGTGAAGGCCGCGTGATGATCGACGACGGGATGGTCACCCTGAACGGGGTGCGGTACCGGCTGGATGACGCCATCGCCTGGGGGCTCTACAACCCCGAGACGCAGGGACGTCACGTCGCCCCCGAGGAGGGGGCCACTGAGGGCGAGGAGGGGCCGGAGACGGCCGCCGCCCCTGACCCGGAGAACAAGGAGACGCAGCCCAAGGCGCGTCCCACCGCGAAGGAGTGAGGACCATGCCTGACGCCCTAGTCACCCCTCAGGCCGTGGCCGAGGCGTCGGGCGGGCAGGTCCCCGAGGGGGACCCCAGGCTCCCAACCTTGATCGCCGGGGCCACCGATGCGATCCGCCTGTGGTGCGGGTGGCACGTGGCCCCGGTGATCGAGGAGACCCTGACCCTCGACAGTGAGGGGTCAGCGTCGCTGCGTCTGCCCACGGGCCGGCTGGTGACCGCTACCGGCCTGAAGGTCGACGGCGTACCGGTCCCGGATGACGCCTGGGACTACTCGGCGGCCGGCATGATCCGCCTCCGCCGTGGGGTCTTCCCTGACCGGTTCCGGGCCGTGGAGGTCACCATCACGCACGGCTGGCCGCAGGCCCCGTCCCTGGCGGCCGTCATCACCCGGTCGGTCCTGTCCGCGTGTGCCTCCCCTATGGGGGCCACGCGCGAGCAGGCGGGCTCCATCTCAGCGACCTGGGCGCGGGCGGGCATGACCCTGTCCGACACGGACCGCCGCGAGCTCGCCCCATACCGGCTCCAGCACTGGGCATAGGAGGTTGCCGTGCTTCCGTCATTCGCGAGACAGCGCGTCACCATCGTCACCCCCGGCCAGCGGGAGGAATGGGGGCAGGTCACCACGGACTGGGGTTCGGCGACCACCACGGACGTCACCTGTGTCTGGGAGGCCACTCAGGCCACCGTCCACGGCGTAGCCACGGGCGACGTCGACGCCGGTCAGCGCACCGTCTACCTCACCCCCGGCACGCCCGTCAGCGGGGAGTGCCGGCTCCGGTTCCCCGACGACCCCGGCCATGACTGGGTGATCGTCGGACTGCCGATCCCCAACCAGTCGCCCACCGGGCGGCTGTCGCACATCGCCGTCATCACGAAGCGTTGGGAGGCCGCGCAATGAGCAAGGTCAAGGTGGTCATGAATCCTGCCGGGGTTCGGGCGCTGCTGAACGCTCCCGGCGTGGTCGCTGACCTGGATGCCCGCGCCGAGCGCATCCGGGCGGCCGCCGGCCCCGGGTTCTTCGTGCGCCGACGCGACAAGCGCATCAACCGGTACTCCTCCCAGGTGCGTACCGCCGACGACGAGGGCCGCAGGGCGCAGGCGGAGAGCAACGTCCTCATGAAGGCCCTGGATGCGGGCAGGTGACCGGCATGGAGCAGCCAGACATCATCGACGGGCTCCGCCGCTACCTCGCTGAGCGTCTCGCCGGCGTCCCCGTCTATGCGTTCCTGCCGAGGGACCCGCCTGACCGGTTCATCCTCATCGACCGTGTCGGAGGCACCCGCGGCCTGGCCGTGGACGCGCCACGGATCACGGTCGAGGCCTGGGCGCCTACCAAGTCATCCGCTTACGCGCTCTGCCTCGAAACCAGAGCCGTCATCTTCAACCCAATGCCGCCCCTCCCGGGCGGCATTCGCGTCATACGGCGAACCGAGGTCGGTGGCCCCAGCAATGAGCCGCCGACCACCAGCGGGTGGGACCGATACCGCTGGACCGTCGAAATCAGACACCAACTCACCCGCTGAAAGGGAAACACATGTCCTACGAGAAGCTCAACGCCATGCAGATCATCACCGCTGGTTCAGACGATGACTGCGTGGCCCTCGCCCCGGCCGGCACCAAGGCCCCCACCACCCTCGCGATCCCCACCTCCTTCAAGGAGGTCGGTTGGATCGACAAGGACGGTATTGAGTTCACCGCTGACGACTCCGTGGACAAGCGGCGCGCCCATCAGGGCAACCGCGTCTACAAGGTTCAGATGACCGAGTCCGACTCCGGTCTGACGTTCACGGCCCTCCAGTCGAACATCGACACGCTCAAGCTCCAGTGGACCGTGAAGTCGTCCTCGGAGGACTCCGGCGTCATCAAGCACGTCCTGTCCTCGTCCCGGAAGGTCGAGAACGTCGCCATCCTCATTTACGCCGAGGCGAACGGGCACAAGTACCTGTGGCACTGCGAGAACTTCCAGATCGGTGAGCGTGAGGGCTTCAAGCTCGCGAACTCGGAGGACGTGGCTTACAAGGTCACCGGGACTTTCACTGGCGACATCACGCTGCTGACGGATGACGAGGCGTTCAAGGCCGCGTGACACATCTCCTCCTGGTGGGCGACTCAGGGTCGGTCCTCGCCCACCAGGAGGCACCCCCGTTTGACCGGCCCCATCTAGGAAGGACCGACCATGAGCAAGAAGAAGAACCGCAACCGCCCGTACCGTCAGACCGCGCCGGGTGCGACCGCGCAGCGCGCCGCTGAGGCCGGTGCGGCTGTCCCCCAGGACCGCCTCCAGCAGGCCGAGGCCACCGATGGGACCGTGACCGTCGACTACCGGGGTTTCCACATCGAGCTCGACCCCGATGACCTCGACGACTACGACGCGATGTCCCAGTTCGCGCAGGGCGTCCCCACCCAGCTCCTAGCGATCATCTTCCCCGATGAGCGTGAGCGGTCCCGGTTCCTGCGTGAGTGCTGCGCAGATGAGACCGGCAAGGTCCGGTTCACCCTCGCTATGAAGGCGACCACGGAGATTTTCGAGGCGCTCGGCGCGGGAAACTGACCCGCCTGCCCATCCTCCTCAGGGAGGAGGGGCAGGCCATCGAGGCGGACCTCCTGCGCTACTACGGGGTTGACCTGCTCGACCTGTGGCGCGGGAGGCTCACGATGCGCCGGTGCATGGTCCTCATCGAGGGGCTCCCCCCGGGCTCCACCCTCTACCGGCGCACCGGGGGGCCGCTGGCCTGGTCCGACGAGACCATGGCCGCGCTCAGCGCCGGGCACAGCGTTGTCGCCGCCCTGGTCGCCCTCCTCGGCGACGACAAGGCGAAGCCCCCGCCGCCACCAGAACCACCCCCGGTCGGGTGGCGCAAGACCCAGGAAGACAACACCGCCTGGGAGGCCGAGCGCCTCCGCCGTTTCAAGGCGAGGCAACAGAAAACCGCATAGAGGAAGGGGGCCAGCATGGCCGGAGTCGCCGGAGGAGCCATCGAGCTCGCAACCGCCTACGTCCAGCTGGTCCCCTCCCTGCGGGGAGCTCCCGAGGCCGTCGCGCAGGCGTTCTCGGGTGCCCCGGCGCAGAAGGCCGGCCAGAAGGTCGGTGACCGGATCGTCGACGGTATCGGTGCGGCGATCCGGCGCGGCGGGCAGATTCCGGCGGCCCTGTCTGCCCTGGCGTCGAAGTCGTCGTCGGCGTTCAGCGCCGCCGCCGCCTCGGCACGCCTGGTGGGTCAGGCGTTCTCCGCGTCCAGCCGTATCGCCTCGGAGGCCGCCGGCGACATTCACGCCGCGTGGCAGGGGACGTTCACGCGCCTCGCGCCTGGCGCGGCGAAGGCCCTGGCCGCTATCCAGGGGCACTTCCAGGCGGCCTCTAGCCGTGTCGGGGCTGTCTGGCAGGCTGCGGCCGCCAACATGGCGCGCGCGTTCAGCGCTGTGGGCGCCCCTATCTCTGCCGCCTGGCAGCGGGCCACCGCCCCCATCGTCAGCGGCTTCCAGTCCACTGTCAACGCTGCGCGTGGGGCCGCCTCCAGCATCGGCAGCGCCTTCTCCGGTGTCGCTTCCCGCGTCGGCTCCAGCTTCCAGCGGTTCACTGCCCCCATCAGCGGGGCCTTCGCCTCCCTGGTCCCGAACCTGCGCGCCACGGTTGGTCTCGTCGGCACCTCCGTGTCCAGCATTCAGGCTAAGTGGTCGGCTGCGTGGTCGCAGATGCCGGCCCCCGTGCAGGCGCTTCCCGGGAAGATCGGGTCAGCGTTCGCCAGCGTGGGCGGCAAGATCGGCTCCGCTATCTCTTCCGGCGCGGCCGCCGCTATCAACGCTGCCGCTTCCCTGTCTTCCGCCGTCGGTAACGCTCTCCAGGGTGCTATCAGCACGGGCGCGAAGGCCGCCGGCGTCGCCGTCGCGGCCCTCTCGGCCACCATCGGCGCGAACCTCGGTGGCGCGGTCCAGCGCGCCGACCAGCTGTTCACCTTCCCCCGCGTCATGGCCAACATCGGCTACTCGGCGGAGGAAGCGGACAAGCAGATCAACCGCATCAGCGACTCCCTCGACGGCCTGCCAACAGCCACCGACGAGATCGTCAGGATGGTGCAGGGCATCGCCCCGCTGACCGGTGACCTCACGAAGGCCACGGACATCTCCCTGGCGATGAACAACGCCCTCCTTGCTGGTGGCGCTAACACGACGCTGGCCGCTAACGCTATGGAGCAGTACCGGCAGCAGATGGCTGTCGGCAAGGTCGACATGATGGCCTGGCGCTCCATGACGAACGCGATGCCGGGTCAGATGAACCAGATCGCTCAGTCCATCCTCGGCGCGGAGAGCAACTCTAAGCTGCTCTTCGATGCAATGAGGGATGGCACCGTTAGTTTCGACGACTTCAACAATGCGTTGTTGAAGCTCAACTCGGAGGGAATGGACGGTGTTGCGTCTTTTGACACGCAGGCACGCACCGCAACCCTCGGTATCGCGACGGCTTTCACGAACGCGGGCAACCGCATCAGGAAAGCCATGGCCGAGATCATCAAGGCCATCGGCGTCAAAGAGATCGCTGACAAGATCAACGCTCTTACTGACGGCATTGTCGGTTTCGGGAAGAATATCGGTGACGTAATCACCCGCATCAAGGGGTCGGGTGGTTTCTCACAACTGGGGCAGACTCTCGGTGGGCTGACACCGATCATCGGCGGCCTGGTGGGAGCCCTCGGCCCGCTCCTGGTGCACATCCCGTTCATCGGCAAGGTCTTCACCAGCCTGACCGGTCCTGTTGGCATCGTCATCGGATTGTTCACGTCGATGGTGATGCACAGTCAGCTGCTGCGCGACGCCATCTCCGGAGCGTTCAAGACCCTCGGAGAGGCGTTCCAGTCGCCGGCGATCTCAGGGGCTCTCCAGGCGCTCGGCTCCCAGCTCGGGACCATCGCCGGCATCCTCGGTGACTCTCTCGGCTCAGCACTGAACGTCGTGGCACCCCTGCTCGCGAACATGGCGCAGGTCGTCGTCCCGGTTCTCGCGCAGGTGTTCGGGCAGCTGGTCGCCGCGGCCACGCCTATCGTCACCTCGATCTTTGGGGCTC